AGAGGCGAAGATAGAACCCTTAGAGGACATCATGTACTGGGATTGTTTTAGTCCTTATATTGATGTACAGAGACGACATCGACTTGCTGGTCTTCAGGCACAACTGATTCGTCCTGATGGTAAGAAGGTATTGGGTGATTATATGTTCACGATGGATTGGTCCTGGGAGAATAAAGGTGTACCAGACCTGAACTATTCAGAAACACCCGAACATAAGTGTGCTCATCTGTTTAAGGTAGAAACTGGTAATTATTACGCCTATCCTAACAATCGGATCATTTGGTATGATAATGCATGGACATTCAAACGTATTGATAAAAACCCTGGTTTTGAGATTGACACCACTGTCTATAGTGTAGAGAACAAGAGAAAGATGGAAACCTCTGATCACTACATGTATGAGGTCACTGATCTTGAAAATGAGGATAGTGTTGATACTTGGCACGGACAAGAGTTTAGGTACGCCGATCCTCAATAAATAATCAAAAAGAGTTATGGAAGATAAGAACTTTTTAAGAGAGATCAATCACGATCAAAAAACACCAAAGAATCAGAAGAAAGTCCGTCAAGATGGTTTCTATGAAGCCTCTGAAGCGGACTGGAAAGACTTCTGGGAGAATGAAGATAAAGCCGAAATCTTAACTGAGTAATTTGTCGGGATACCCCTATAAATAACCCTAGATTGTTGTAACATAGTTAAGTGCCAGTCCAAAGGATTAGTAAAGGGTTCAAGGACGTTAGTGCAACGTTCAAGATCAACCCTATGAACTACGACATTATTACGTTGAAGAATGAGACTGCAATTGCTCGTTCCATTCGTAACCTCATCTTTACGATACCTGGTGAGAAACCATTTGAACCTAATATCGGTTCTAGGGTCACAAACCTCTTATTTGAGAATCTTGATGTTCTAACTGCTAGTTCAATCCAAACTGAGATTGAAGCTACGATCGGTAATTACGAACCTAGAGTCAAGTTAGTCCAGGTAAGGGTGACACCTAATTATGATAATAACGAATTTGATTGTTACATCAAATATAATATTGTTGGAATCGAAGTTCCACAACAACAATTATCATTTGTATTACAACCGACTAGGTAAATGCCTCTAGTTAATTTTAGCAACTTAGATTTTGATCAGATCAAGGAGTCCATTAAGGACTATCTTCGTGCGAACTCAAATTTCACGGATTATGATTTTGAGGGATCGAATCTAACCACAATTATTGATACGTTAGCATATAATACGTACATCACCTCATATAATGCCAATATGGTATCAAATGAGGTATTCATTGATAGTGCCACGCTCAGGGAGAACGTGGTGTCTCTAGCACGCAATATAGGGTATGTACCAAGGTCTAGAAAGAGTTCTGTAGCAAATGTATCTTTCGTTGTAAATGCCGCTAATACAACCGCAGTTACTCTGACACTCAAAGCAGGTGCTGTATTGACTTCAAGGTCAACACAATCTGATAAGAATAAAAATTATATCTTCTCAATTCCAAATGATATTACTGTCCCAGTAGATGGTGATGGTTTTGCACGTTTTAATATCGATGTATATGAGGGAACATTTGTAACTCAAACGTTCACTGTCGATACTGGTAACCCACAACAGAAATTCATCCTTCCAAACTCTGGTATTGATACCGACACTTTATCGGTAATCGTTAAAGATACCGCACTTTCAACAGTTTCAAGGAAATTTGAACTTTTTGACAGTCTCTTTAACGTAACTAACTCAACAAGGTGTTACTTTATCCATGAAATTTCGCAGGAGAGGTATGAATTACTATTCGGAGATGGAATTTTTGGCGTCAAACTTGATAATTCTAACTTTATTCAGGCAACATACATTATTTCCAATGGTTCAGCCGCCAACAATATCACTAATTTCACTTACATCGGCAATATCGTAGACAACAATGGTGCAAATGTCAGTCAGGGAGTGTCAATTGTCTCGACAAATGTACCATCTTACGGTGGAAAATCAATCGAAAGTGTAGAATCAGTCAAAAAATACGCTCCTCAGATCTATGCATCACAAAATAGGGCAGTCACAGCAGCTGATTATGAGGCTTTAGTCCCCCAAATCTACCCAGAAGCCGAATCTGTGTCTGCTTTTGGTGGTGAAGACCTTACTCCACCCGAATTCGGAAAGGTTTTCATCAGTATCAAACCATATAATGGCGTATTTTTGTCAAGTGCTATCAAACAAAACTTACAACAGAGTATTAAAAAGTTCACAGTAGCAGGAATTAGACCTGAAATAATCGATCTTAAGTATCTTTACGTTGAAGCTGATATTGAAGCGTATTATAACTCGAACAAAGCACCTTCTCCATCGTTTGTTCAGAACTTAGTCACTCAAAATATTCAAAAATACTCAGATTCCTCCGAATTAAATCAATTCGGTGCTCGATTTAAGTATTCTAAGTTCCAAAAAGTTGTTGATAGTAGTAATGAGTCGATTACATCGAACATTACGACCGTCAAAATGCGAAGAGACATGCAAGTAAGACTCAATACCTTCGCAGAATATGAACTTTGCTTCGGGAATCGGTTCCATGTCAAGAATCATGGTCATTCTCCAGTATATCAAGGTACTTTACTCGGTTATAACATTAGATCAACTGGATTTACAGTAAGTGGAATTAGTGGAACTGTCTATCTTGGTGATAGACCTACTGGAAACCTTGAAAAGGGGACAATTTTCTTGTTTAAACTGAATTCTCCAACTGAACCAATCATTGTAAAACAAAATATTGGTGTAATTGACTATTTGAAGGGAGAAATAAAATTGAATCCCATCAATATCATTAGCACAGTGGTGAATAAGAATTCTCCTATTGTTGAAGTATCTGTAAATCCCTTCTCAAATGATGTGATTGGTCTCCAAGATCTCTATCTACAATTGGATGTAAATAATACAACAGTGAGTTCTGTTGCTGATAACATTTCTTCTGGAAATGACGTATCTGGTACAAATTATATTGTTTCATCAAGTTATGGCTTGAATACTTTGGTAAGAGGTAATCCAATTGTTACTGTTGACGTTGATCCAACACTTGAAGCTCAATCATCTTCACCTACGACGGTAACACCTTCGACAACATCTTCTAATACTTTCGGTAGATCCACAACATCGTCCTATTAATAAAAAATGGCAGTAGATAGAGTAAAATTCCAGGAAATTGTCGCCAGTCAACTTCCAAGATATGTTAGAGAAGATTTTCCTCTTCTTGGGGAGTTTTTAGAGCAATATTATATTTCTCAAGAGTCTCAAAGTGGACCTGTTGATATTATAAACAATATTGACCAATACGTAAAGGTTGAAGAATTATTTGATATTGTCGATAATACATCTTTAACGTCTGATATTTCTTTTACGACGAAAGAAATCCCTGTATCGTCAACAATTGGTTTCCCTGATGCAAACGGAATCATTCAGATTGATGATGAGGTCATATATTACACTGGAATCACTTCAACTTCTTTTACTGGATGTAAAAGAGGATTTAGTGGTATAACGACATATGTTTCTACAGGTAATCCTGACGAATTGACTTTTAGTCAGACCGAAACCAACAAACATACTACAAGTACAAAAGTAAAGAACCTGAACGTTCTGTTTTTGAAACAGTTTTTAAACAAACTGAAAAAACAGGTCACACCAGGTTACGATGATAGAAATTTTTACGGAGATTTAAATAAAAAGAATTTCATTTACAACTCGAAGAGTTTTTACTCTTCAAAAGGTACCGATCAGTCATTTGAAATTTTATTCCGAGCGTTATATGGTGAAGATGTTGAAATTTTGAAACCATCGGAGTTTCTGCTCACCCCTTCTAATGCTGATTACAAAATAACTCAAGACTATGTTGTCGAAAAACTTTCAGGTGACCCTTTAGATTTAAAAAACCTTACTATTTTCCAAAGAAGAACTGGAGCAAGAGGTTCTGTCACTAATGTTCAACAAATTCCATATGCTGACTATCAATTCTATCAAGTAAGTATTGATTCTGGAAATGACAACACAAGTGTTACTGGTTCGATTTTCGGCGAATTCAAACCTAACCCTTTAACAAAACTTCTTGAGAATGTAAGTATTGGTGCATCAATTATTAGTGTTGACTCTACTGTAGATTTCCCAGAGTTTGGAAATTTGGCCATTGTTGACGAAGATGGTCGAGAATTATCAATTGCATACACTGGAAAGACTTCTAACCAGTTTTATAACTGTTCGGGAATTATTAATGAGTTAGAAAAGACAGTAGATGTCAAATTTGACGACTATTCTTATGCATATGTTGGAATTAATACAGATACTGAGATTCAGGTTCGCTTTACGTCAACACTGAAGGATTTTGTCCAAAATGATAAGACAAATTACTTCAGACCTCTTGATACTATTCAAATTAAATCTCTTGGTTATGAGGCTCCTGGCAAAAAGAGTAATAATTGGCTTTTAAACGTCAAACCAAAATATAAAGTAGGTGAAACCACAGTTATTGACGCAACTGCATTCATCTATCAATTTAAATTCCTTGAAACTCACTTTTTTAGTGAGGGATATGAACTGAGATATGAAAATGAGGATAAGACGGTATCTTTGTTGGGAACTGTTGTCAGAGTTATTTCCAATGACACTGTTAATGTAAGATTCTCTGCTCAGATACCTCTTACTGGTACATTTTTCGTTGAAAATCAACTTTTAAAGGGGGATTCGACAAAATATCCTTACCTTGAAGAGTTTGTTGCAAACGTTCAGAATACGTATGCAAAATTTAACGGGGATGTGATGGTCGCATCCAACTCAATACCAAAATTTGATGATATTTTAACAAATACGTACAACTGTAGTGTCACATTCTCAGCATCACTTAAAAGTACAAAAATATTAGA